CTGTCGCATAGGGTCCGACTAGGCAATGGTCGTACGGGGCCGGAAAGAAGTAGCGGCCATAAGGGTCCGACTCTATTTCAACGTGATCTACCATGAAGGCCAGAACGTCGAAGAGCATGACGGTAACCGGCGGGTTGTGGTTGTCGTTAGAGGGTTGCATCTGTGTTGCTCCAATAAGGGGAAAGGGTGGCCGGACCCTTGCGGGTCCGGCCTAGGTGGAAGGGGTTAGGTGGTGCGTTTGGTGCGGTTGGCGCGGAGCCGCTTATCAGTGGCGCGGTTGATTTTGTTGGTGGGGCTTATCATCACGGCGTTGGCCTTTTTAACGCCTGCCAACCCTTTGGGCTTGAGGCTGTCATTGACCGCCTTCTGTACCGCCTTGAGGCCCGATGCGCCTTGGTAGAGGGTGATGATATCCCCGTAGATTTCCATGGCGCGGGTATCGTTAGCGGACCGCTTATCAGCCGGAATGCGATAGCCGCGCTTGTAGGCCGTCGTGGCGTTCTGCAAGGCGAAGTCCGCGTATTCCTTCGCATTGCCTTGGCCCCGTTCGTTAGAGGCCTCCTTGTACCCCGCCGCTTCAAGCGAATACCCGACCACGTTTGCCCATGAACGCCGGGCCGTGGAACGCGTCGCCTTGTTCCCTTGCAGCGTTTTGACCTCAATGTACTTGTCGACGTAGCGGAGGCGGACCGCCTCATTCGTGGCCTTGCGGGTTTCGTCCGTGGTCACGCTCCAATGGGCGTTGTCGCCAGCCTTACCGAGCATCACGTTAAGCTTTGCGCCGATAGCGCGGCCCGATTGTTCCGCCTCCGCTCCCTTGCGGAGGTATTCGTGAATGGCCGCCTCAAAGCTTTTGCCAAAGGCTTCCGTCTGCGCCTTGTCCATACCGGACAAACTCCAACCGGCTTCCCGGTTTGCGCGGGCCGCTTCAAGAGCGGTCGGGGCCTTGGGGGCCTTGGGCTTGCGGGGGGCCTTCGCTTTGGCCGGGGCTTCCGCAATCGGGGCCGGGGCTTGCACGGCGGAAGCGTTCATGAACGCGGCTTTGATACGATTAAACATTTGCAGTCTCTTTCTAGGTTTGCCCGGAACGGAATGTCCCGGCGCAAGAGAAAGACTAGGGCAAGGGGTTTCCTATGTCAACCCGTGTAACTTTACACGGGCGCACACAACCGGGAACGGTCTCTAACCCGTTGATATCGTTACACTTTTGGGAGGGGGGTGGGGGGTCGATAACCTATACGTGTGCCGCGTGGGACGGGATGGCACCCCCCTGAATGGCAGTTGGGACTCCGGGGCTCGCGTGTACTTAGTAATCTGCGCAAACAACTACCCCTGCCCAAAGCCAACCCACCCAGTTAACATAGGAAACCCCCCCGTCACGTATTGAAAACCAGACCCCCGGGGGGTATATATTTTTCAGGACCAACTGGAGGTGCGCCATGCGCTTGTTCTGGAAGACTGTCATTGCCGTAGCTGACCGGCTTTATCGCGCAGCAGGTGTGCGCATCTAAAACTTTCGCGACACTTGCCTAAACTCAAAGTCTACGGGTATAGCGGGACCACTGGGGCTGCTTTGCAGCTGCTTACACAAAGACAAATCAGTGGTCGAAATAGAGCCCACACGTGAACACCGCGTCCCTTATGACGTCAGCGACGACCTGACAGGGTCGTTTCTTGAGGAAATGGCGGTGGCAGGGAACACTGCTGAGATGCAGCAGGTGCTGGGCGCTGCGCTGGGCGTGAAACCAGACCTCGACTTTGCCAAAGAGCACGACAAGAAGTTCACGGAAGCCATGAAAACCCGGGACGCTGCTGCGCTGCGCGACCCCGCAATGGCTTTGACTACAGCGGCTTTCCTGCGTACCTACGGAAGCCAGTTGGCGATGGACGCGGCGGGTATTCGTACAGCCATTACCAACAAACTGGTCGAGATTGCCGACTGCGGCGACACCAAATACGAGTTGAAGGCGCTGGAACTGCTGGGCAGGCACTCCGACATAGGCCTGTTTACCGAGCGCAGCGAAGTTACCATCAACTACAAGAGCCCCGGCGAGCTCGAAAGTGCCATCCGCGACCGGGTCCAGCGCCTGATGAACGCAAATATCATCGACGTAACCCCAAAACAGCCAACACACGACATCTTCGACGAGCCAGCACCACCCGTAGCCAAGCGTAGGCCAGCCGCCCCCGAGAGTGCGGAGTGAGCTACAGCGCCGCCTCGCTAAAAGACATCGAGAAAGTCCTCCCGCTGCTGACCGTGCGGGAGCAGGAGCAGCTTCTTGCGGAGTTGGACAAGCTCACCGAGATGCGGGAGCAGGAGCAGGCCCAGAAGAAGTTCGTGCCGTTCGTCAAGAAGATGTGGCCCGGGTTTATCGACGGCAGGCACCACAACATCATTGGCGAGGCCTTCGAACGGGTGAATAACGGCACCCTGAAGCGGCTTATCATCTGCATGCCGCCACGACATACGAAGTCGGAGTTCGGCTCCTTCCTGCTCCCAGCATGGTTTTTGGGCAATCATCCCGGCAAAAAGGTCATCCAAGCGTCACACACTGCCGAGTTGGCCGTGGGCTTCGGGCGCAAGGTGCGTAACCTCGTTGACACCGACCGCTACCGCAAGGTTTTCCCTGATCTGCAGCTGCAGTCCGACTCCAAGGCCGCTGGACGCTGGAACACCAGTGCAGGCGGCGACTACTTCGCCATTGGTATCTCGGGTGCCGTCACCGGCAAGGGCGCTGACGTGCTCATCATCGACGACCCGCACTCTGAACAAGAGGCTGCGCTGGCCGAGGTGAACCCGGAAATCTACGACAAGACCTACGAGTGGTTCACTTCCGGCCCTAGACAGCGCCTGCAGCCCGGCGGGGCTATCGTTATCATCATGACGCGCTGGTCCAAACGGGACCTCGTAGGGCGTGTGCTGGAAGCCGCTGCACAACGGGGTGGCGAGGACTGGGAGGTCATTGAGTTTCCGGCAATCCTGCCGTCAGGCAAGCCGACGTGGCCCGAGTTCTGGCCTCTGAAGGAACTGGAGGCCCTGAAGGAAGAACTGCCGAACTCCAAGTGGATGGCGCAGTACCAGCAGCAGCCAACCAGCGACACCAGCGCCATCATCAAGCGCGAATGGTGGCAGAAGTGGCCCCACGAGGACCCGCCGCAGATCGAGTTCACCCTGCAGTCGTGGGATACGGCGTTCGAGAAGTCACAGCGGTCCGACTATTCGGCGCTTACCACTTGGGGTGTTTTCTACAAGGATGACCCGGACACGGGTACGCAGCAGGCCAACATCATCCTGCTTAACGCCTTTCGGGAGCGCATGGAGTTTCCGCGCCTGAAGCAGAAGGCGATACAGGAGTACAACGACTGGCAGCCGGATAGCGTCATTATCGAGAAAAAGGCCTCCGGTGCACCGCTGGTCTACGAGATGCGGGCCATGGGCATCCCTGTACAGGACTTTACCCCCACCAAGGGCAACGACAAGATTAGTCGTCTCAACGCCTGTAGTGACATCTTTGCCTCCGGCAGGGTCTGGGCACCCAACACCCACTGGGCCGAGGAGGTCATCGAGGAGGTGGCCAGCTTCCCGGCGGGTAGCCACGACGACTTCGTCGACAGCACATCCATGGCCCTCATGCGGTTCCGCAAGGGCGGCTACATTAGCACTAATCTCGACGAGCCAGAAGAAGTGCGTTACTTCAAGAGTAACCGCAGCAAGGGATATTACTGATGGCCGACATCGACAAGGCGCTGAACCAAGCCCCGCTGGGCCTAGACTTCTTGGAAGACCTCGGTGGCGACGAGCCCGTGCTGGAGATCGAGATTGAGATCGACCGCGAGGAAGCCGAGGACATGGACGACGCCTACGACGAGGCGGAGGACGAGGAGTTCAACGAGAACCTCGCCGAGGACATGGACGACAGCGTTCTTGAGTCTCTAGCCGGTGACCTGCTGGGCGAGTTTGACGACGACATCAGTTCCCGCAAGGACTGGATACAGACCTACGTCGACGGTCTGGAGCTTCTCGGCATGAAAATCGAGGAGCGTACGGAACCGTGGCCCGGCGCGTGCGGGGTGTACCACCCGCTGCTGAGCGAGGCGCTGGTCAAGTTCCAAGCCGAGACCATGATGGAGACCTTCCCCGCTGCGGGGCCGGTCAAGACGCAGATCATCGGCAAGGAAACGCAGGACAAGAAGGACGCCGCCGAGCGCGTGCAGGTAGACATGAACTACCAGCTGACTGAGCGCATGGTGGAGTACCGCCCGGAGCATGAGCGCATGCTGTGGGGCCTCGGGCTGGCGGGTAATGCGTTCAAGAAGGTCTATTACGACCCCTCGCTGCAGCGGCAGGTGTCGCAGTTCATCCCGGCGGAGGACGTGGTGGTGCCCTACGGGGCGTCTAACCTGCAGACCAGCGAGCGCGTCACCCACGTCATGCGCAAGTCACCCAACGAGGTGAAAAAGCTGCAGAAGGGCGGCTTCTACCGTGATGTCGAGCTTGCTGACCCCTCCGACAACTTCGACGAGGTGGAGAAGAAGATCGCCGAGCAGATGGGGTTCAGCGCGTCGTCGGACGACCGCTACAAGCTGCTGGAGATGCACGTCGACTTGGACCTGCAGGGTTATGAGGACGAGGACGACGGCAAGCCCACAGGCATCGCCCTGCCTTACGTCGTCACTATCGAGAAGGGCACGCAGACTATCCTCGCCATCCGCCGCAACTGGCACCCTGACGACGAGAACAAGACCAAGCGCAACCACTTCGTCCACTACTCCTACATCCCGGGCTTCGGCTTCTACGCTTTCGGCCTCATCCACCTGATCGGTGCGTTTGCAAAGTCCGGCACGGCGCTTATCCGCCAGCTGGTGGACGCGGGCACCCTGTCTAACCTGCCGGGTGGCTTCAAGACTAAAGGCCTGCGGGTCAAGGGTGACGACACCCCCATCGGCCCGGGTGAGTGGCGCGACGTGGACGTGGCCAGCGGGACCATGCGCGACAACATCATGCCGCTCCCATACAAAGAACCCTCACAGGTTCTGTACACCCTGCTGGGCACTATCGTGGACGAGGGGCGTCGGTTCGCCAGCGCTGCTGACCTCAAGGTCAGTGATATGTCGGCGCAATCGCCCGTGGGCACGACGCTGGCTATCCTTGAGCGCACGCTGAAAGTCATGTCCGCCGTGCAGGCGCGCATCCACTACTCAATGCGCCAAGAGTTCCGGCTGCTCAAGGACATCATCCGGGACTACACCTCGGACGACTACCAGTATGACCCCGAGGATGGCACGCGCAGCGCCAAGAAGGACGACTACGACGCGGTTGATGTCATCCCGGTCAGCGACCCTAACGCTGCTACGATGGCGCAGAAGGTCGTGCAGTACCAAGCCGTCATGCAGATGGCCCAAGGGGCTCCGCAACTCTATAACCTGCCTTACCTGCACCGGCAGATGCTGGACGTGCTGGGCGTGCGCAACGCAGAGAAGCTCATCCCCATCGACGACGACCTGACGCCGACCGACCCGGTGTCGGAAAACATGAACATTATCAACGGCAAGCCGGTCAAGGCGTTTATCTACCAAGACCACGACGCCCACATCGCCGTCCACATGGCGGCTATTCAGGACCCGGAAATCCAGAAGGTTGTGGGTCAAAGCCCCACCGCCCAGTCCATGATGGCCGCTATGGCGGCGCACATCTCGGAACACGTGGCGTTCGCCTACCGCAAGAAGATCGAGGATGCGGCTGGCGTGCCTTACCCGGCACCGGACGCCAAGATGGACGAGGCCACCGAACTGGAGATTTCCCGTCTGGCAGCAGCGTCGGCATCCAAGGTGCTGAAGGAAAGCCAACAGAAGGCACAACAGCAGCAAGCCCAACAGCAGGCTCAGGACCCCATCGTGCAGATGCAGAAGGAAGAACTTCAGCTGCAAGGCAGAGAGGTCGCCATCAAGGAGGCCGACAGCAAGATCAAGCAGCAGAAGGTCCTCATCGACGCTGCAGCTACGAAGGACAAGATGGACATCGAGCGCGAGCGCATCGCTTCGGCAGAGCGCATCGCGGGCCTGCAGGTCGGGGCAAAGGTGTCCACGGCCAAGGGCCAACTGGAGTCCAAGGACAAGCTGGAAGGCATGCGCCTTGGGGTAGACGTGGCCAAGGAAACCGAGGCCATGAAAGTGCGTAACCAACAACCCGTGGCTCCGCAAACAGAGCCCGCAAAAGGAGATAACTAATGGACAGCGGTGTCCTTAGACACATCGTAAGCCGCATCGACGAGGAGATCGTCAAGTCCAGCACACAGCTGGGTGAAGGCAAGGCTGCGGACTACGGAGACTACAAGTGGCGCTGCGGCATCGTCCGTGGCTACCTGCTTGCCAAAGGCATCATGATGGATGTCACAGACCACATGGAGAACGACGATGGCTAAGCCAAAACTTATCCTTCCAGAGCACTACACCCAAGACAACGACGCGCCCATCAGTGAAGAGGCCACCGCCCGGGCGGCGAAGCAACTGCCCGACCCCAGTGGTTACCGCATCCTGTGCAGCATCCCGCAGATCGAGAAGGCCTACGACAGCGGCCTGCTCAAGGCGGACATCACGATGCACAACGAGGAACTGCTCACCACGGTGCTGTTCGTCGTCAAGCTTGGACCCGACTGCTACGGCGACAAGACCCGGTTCCCGTCAGGTCCGTGGTGCAAGGAAGGCGACTTCGTCCTCGTGCGCCCGCATGCCGGTACCCGTGTCAAAATCCACGGCATGGAGTTCCGGATTATCAACGACGACGCAGTGGAAGCTGTGGTCGAGGACCCGCGTGGGATTAAGCGCGCTTAAGCAAACAACGCCCCAAGGAGGCGCACATGACTGACACTAACGCCGCAGACTATGAAGACGACTTCGAAGGCTTCGAAGTTGAAGACGAGGCGGTAGACATCGAGGAAGTCGATGATACCCCCGAGGAAGACCGCGACCGTGCCCCCATGCCGAAGGAGCTCGTTGACGAGCTTGAGGCAGATGACCTCGGCGAATACAGCGAGAAGGTCAAACAGCGGCTGAAGCAGCTGAAGAAGGTGTGGCACGACGAGCGACGCGAGAAGGAACGCATCCAGCGCGAGCAGAACGAGGCGGTAAGTATCGCCAAGCGCATCATGGACGAGAACCGGTACCTGAAGGAAACGCTGTCCTCCGGCGAGTCCCAGCTACTTACCAGCTACAAGGATGCCGCTGAGCGCGACATGGCTGCTGCCCGCCGTGACTACATCGCGGCCCACGAGACTGGTGACAGCGAAGGTCTGGTTGCAGCACAGGAGCGCATCACTGCTGCGGCCCTGAGAACTCAGCAGTTGAACGACTACAAATCGTCTTTACAGCGCCCTGTGGAGCAAGTATACCAACCACAAGCCGCTCCGGAAACGCAGCGTGTGGACCCAAAAACGGAAGCGTGGCAAAAGCGCAATACGTGGTGGGGTACAGACGCTGAGATGACCGCCGCTGCACTCGGGCTTCACCAAAAGCTTGAGCAACAGAACGGCAAGGCATTTGTCGGGTCTGACGAATACTGGCGCGCCGTCGATACGACGATGCAGCGCAGGTTCCCGGAGTATTTCGGGGATGAAAAGCCCGCCAAGGGCGAAAAACGACGTCCATCGACGGTCGTTGCTCCGGCTACGCGAAGCACTGCTTCCCGTAAGGTCGTACTCACAAAGTCGCAAGTAGCTCTGGCCAAGAAGTTCGGGTTG